ACACAAAGTCCGCCACACAAAAGAACAGAATAAAAATGAAAATAGAAATAGAGAATCAGTCGAGAATGAAATTAGAGATAATGAAATTTAAATATAAATGCAGATAATAATGAAAATGTCAAGAAGGTTCAATCAAAGAAAATTTATCTCTGAAATGGTGGGTAATTTACCCTAATGTAAAGTGATGTCATCTACCTCAAAGATGGCATCACATCAAGATCGGACTTTTTAACAATGGGCTCCTCTAGATCAATTATCCTACCAGAGTATGCTTCCAGAATAGGTCTCACCATTGAGTATGTGCTTAACAGTTTATATCCAGGATCAGAACAGTTTCTAATCAGAGTGCGCAAAGTGCTTGACGTGTATCGCTTAACAAAGAACAGTAATATGTTGTCTAGAAAGGGATGTATGAACAATTTTGAAGAGCTAGCCAGGTTTCGATCTTGTATATCTTCAGTTTCTAACAACTCGATGATCTCTTCGAAATCCACATCTGTGATATTGAACTCTGGCATATCTCTCAACACAGTTTCGATAGTGTTAGACAGAGACAACATCCCTGTAATAGCTATGTTCAATCCATCTTTTTCTTCTTCTTTTGTTTCATTTGTTAAAACTACAGCCTGCCTATCTAAATGTAACCTATAAATTGAGTTCCTTACTAGATTAGTGCACCAGTTTAGTCTAGCTTCTGTAGGAAACAATCTCATTGGTCTCATTTCTGATCTAGAGAAGTAATCAATCCACTCATAGTCAAGTGAATCAAACTTCACCCATGTAGAAATTATAGGAGACCAATTTTGAATAATCTGATAGAAATCAACAGGAGCCACATCCCTTATATTAGGGTTGATGTCTCTTCCTGTAAATTTGACTTGCATGGTAGTTATTTCCCTAACATCTGAGTTTTGAACTTTAGCCATCAATCTTAAATTGTGATTAGTTAACTCAACTCTGAAATCTGATACAGAGAGATTATATATCACTTCCATATGTTCATTCAACATTATGGGTATTGAAGATGCATCATATGATTTAACAATTTTCCCCTCATAAACATACATTAGGATTGTACCGACATTGCTTGGTCTCAGTTTATCTTTAGAGTACCCCACTTTATGATCTTGAGACCATGTCTTGAGCATTGATAAGAATAACTTTACATCATTGGGTGCTTTTCTGACACAAATAGAAGTAAAGAAAGAATTCTCTCCATCGGAATTTATCTCTATCTTGATGCCCACATTGTTGAAATGACCTTCCCAAATACCAATTCCCTGATAAATCCCTTCTAGTGATCGTGTTTGCCTGGTTGTGTATCCTCCGATCATGCCAAGTTTGAGTAAACTAATATTCTGTACTATCCTCTGCCTTTTAATTTCGAATTCTCCTATTACTCTAGTTGCATCCCTTAGAGACAACACTGTGCCTCTAGCCATTAATCTGATGATATTACGATCCAATTTGTAGATTAGAAAATCAATTAATGACTGATCCCAGTTAGCCTGTACATAGTTTCCTTTCAATTTAGAAATATTAAAAGTTGGTTCTAAATTATAGGCTTTCAGGATATCTTCTGGAACTCCTTCTATATAGATGGGTACTGGGATTGTCTCACCATTGGTCTTCACATATATCATATCTAACCAGGAATCAACATCATCCTCAGTGTAAGAGAGCCACCTGTTCTCCAGAGATTGTCTATAATAAGCATACACATCATCGACACTCTGCTTGCTACTTAGAATCATCTCAGGATCTTCTTGGATAATTGATTGTATTATTGACATCTTATTCCTACGACCACCTAATGCATAAATGTTAGTAGATACTGAAGGGCTTCGCACTAACAAATCCTCCATCAGGAAATTCCTCACTTCATCATCTAAAGGCATTTCTGACAACATGGATAAAGTATGCATCAATGTCTCATAATTAAGATGTTGAGTTCTCTTATTTTCATCGATGATTGGTTGATCATAACTATAGTTGTCTGAAGTATTGTTTTTAATTACTGTCAAAAGGTTTGCATGTTGCGTCCCATGCTTCCCATGAGATCCTGTCAGATGAATGACCCTTGAGCCCTTGTCTTGTCTTGCTATGAAGTTTCTTAGAGAAATATGATTAGGAAAGGGGCAATCTTCAGAACTTAGAGTTTCTTCCACTGTATCTCTTAAAAATGGATACTTGACTTTAAAGTTTGCCCACAGGTTCATAATTACACTATCTGACAATGGTGGCTTTGTCTTCCTGAACCAAACGTACTTAGCTATCTCCTCTAGTGAAAACAGATCACTTGATTCAGAACCAGCGATTACCAGATTGGATCTAGTTCTTCTTCTATGGCCAGGATCATAATTCATAGGTGTGCCGTCAATCATATCCATATTATGTCTGATGGCTTGATAATCAACTTCAAATGGGAATAACAATTTTCTAAGCTCATTACCTAAGGTGAACAACTGTGTGTCATTATGCCCCCACTGATAATTGGATGTGACAACTTGATAGTACAAATCATCATCCTTATAAAAAATCCTTTTAACGGACCTATCATCCCACCTAGTGGTAGACAAATCTGAAATTCCTGACAGGCCAAAAGTGTTCTCAGATTCAAATTTCTTTCTGTACATTTGATGTGGTATGTTGAAAACAGTGAATAGAAAATGTATCCAGGATCCTTTATCATCAGGAAGCAAATTTTTCTTGATGAAGGGCTGGTATAGAGGTCTGGACACTTCAATATCATTCTCTGATAAATCAGGCCTGCAGTCCATCAGGTATTCTTCAGGAGTGTCTGTGATCTGCACTAATGTATCTTTAGCAAACACCACTGTTTCTGGAACTTCAGGATCGGGCCTCAAAACATCTACACTTCTCACATAACTCATAGTTTTTTCATTCTCATCAATCAACAATTGCAGTAGAGGTGCCTTATTTAACACTCGATTCCCATCATTATCAAACATGGCACTCTGAGTACTGACTACAGATCTAGACATAATGTATACCCCAGTTGAAATAATTCTAACCAAACTATTTGCACTACCTAAAGAAGCAACCACACCAGGTGCTTTCATCTTTATAGCCATCTTCTTTATCACTTCATCTACATCATTAGCTCCATAATATAAGACAGCTGGATCCTTCTCCATATCATCCCAAATGGATTCTGGGAAATTCATGTTATTCATGATCCTTTCCCAGATCTTTTTATTGCCGTATCTGATGGTTGTTAAGCGAGTAAACAAACTTAAGCTGAGGGTGTCAGGTGTGATTTGTTTTATGGTCTCTCTGATGGGAGCTCTGGCTTCACATATTGATTGCTGCTTATATCTCACAGCTAATACAGTGCTATCATATGAGTTCCATAGATTATAATTGAATCCTAGAATGCCAGCACATATATTATTGTCCATCAGGAAATAGCCCAATGCAGGATCTCTTACTTTTCTTATCAGATTAGTATATATATCCCAAAACATGGAGACACCACTCCCAAGGAGACGGTAGTGTAATATCAATTGTGCTATTTGGCAATATAAGGCTAAGATGAAGGATCCACCTCCTTCCACTACATCTTTCAAAGTGTTGGATAATTCTTCCTGTCTAGCCACCAGAGTTTCTTGTTCAGATATTAGACAACATGCATAAACCCATCGGATAGTAGGTTTCTGTATCTCCCCAAGGAACTGGAATTCAGAATTGAATTCCATGATGAATTGTGTCATAGTAGTAGATTTTTCACTCTTATAAATACCTAGCTGTAGTGAATATAATTCTTTGAAGGTAAACCAAATATAGCAACAAAATGCTATTATGCTGTTATTCTTTTTATCATCATCAAAAACTGGTACAGATATCATCATAGAAGAATCATCTGAACTTTGCATATTTCGTACCACTACTCTACTTGGCATCTCGGGTGCAATCTTCTTTATCTGATTCATCAGATGCATCTGTGCAGTTTCAGAAATGAAATCTAAAATGATGGTGTGGAATAAGCTTGAAGTGTAGTGTAGAATGCCCTGCATGAAGCCGCTGCTAGTTCTAATATAAGACTGGCCTTTAGAAATCCATTTTTCAGTAGTATAACCTTTATATGCTTTAAATAGTCTGGATACAAATTCATCTTTAGTATGCATTTCATCCAGATTACTAAATAGAGAAATCAATTCTACTGGCAACATGATTCTTTTATCAAGCCATAATTGGAGGGTGCGACATATGAAACCATGATAATAAGTAGGAGTGAACTGGACTAGCATGCAAATGAATTTAGTAACATAATGACCCTGATTCCATTTTTTGGCATCATCAGAAGTATTATATGTGACGTACTTAGATCCTAAATTGTTCCTAGCATCTTTTGCCTGCTCTTCTGGTATTCTGTACTTATTATTAGGATGAGTCATAGTTTCAGAAGGGAAGCAGCTTAAGATAGCCCTAGATATATCCTCTACTGTTTTCTGTATTATCCTTTCTGCTATATTTAACACATAGATTTCTCTCAAGCCAGCATGTTGATTTTTCTTGAAAATACACACATGCAGACACATATTTTCCTCTACTTGCTCTAATGCATCTAATAGAAGATCTACTACCAGAGTGGTTTGATTTTCAGGTTTCTCTTTAGAGTCTAACCATTCCTTCAGTTTGACAATCACTTTAGATCTTTTGTATCCAGGATCACTTTCTTCAATTCCTAGTGATTCCATCTTAGCTTTATGACTAGTCCGTTCAGACTTGGACTTGGGAACATAGTAATAATATTTCTCTCCGAAGTTAGAAGAAGCCTTTAGGGTTGAGAATTGTTCTAATGACTGTTTTTTCAGATAATCTAATATCAATTTCCCAATGTATTCTGTAGGATTAGTTGCTCCTAGTGTTTTCTTCAATCTTTCTTTAGCTTTGTAGGTTAGCACTCTAATTGCAGTGGTGTTGAATTCATGCTTCTGTATGCTTTCAGGTTTGGGATCCTTGAGTCCCAAGAATTCTGCTGTAGAGGGCACACTATCTTCCCATCCAATTATCTTAGAAATTAGTTGTCCCAAGGCGTTAACTTCTGCATTTTCATCTTTGTTCTTAATATACCCTATGTAGATAATGTTGAGCATCATTTCAGGGCTGTCACACTTCCTCTGTGATCCTGATTCATCTCTCAAATAGGGGATTAACATACCCTCATATTGTCTTTTATTTTCTTGCACCAGCAGTCTACAAGGGTTTGAACTGTATCTCTTCATGCATTCTATGATGGATTCATAGACAAATAGTTCAAGTCTGGATCTAATGTTCAAGTTTACCCTTCCAAGCAACTTTTGTTGATCCATAACCTTTGGAAAATGCACAAATCCCTCCATTTGTACATATCTGTTCAGCGTGCAGGCTTCCTCTGTTTTTGCCTTATCATCCAGACAAATCAATAAGCTCAACATAGTTAAACCACTAGCTATTTTAAAATTGTTGGTATTTGTATCCATTTCTTCAAATGTTGGGAGTTTAGACAACTCTGCAAAAAGCATAAAAGTAGAATATAACACACTCTCTAATAAAACTAAGTTCCTCAGCTTACTAGAATTAACACTAACAAAATCTGTATAATAATAGCCCTCAGTTTCATTCAAATTCTTGAATACGGTACTATGATTGGAATAGCAAACATCTACCTTTGGAAACAAGAGAGAGAAAAATATGGGACCACCAGTGGGTATAATCAACAAATAGGTGGAGTAGTTCTTAAGTTTTTTGAATATAGCATTACCTGATTTGCAGAATTGTTTCACAGATATTGATAACTCTGATCCCAGGTCAGAGATGAATCTAGCCCAGTGAGCCACTCTTGTTTGTTTTAAGTAGTCATAGGTTTGTAGATACTTTTGAATGGAATTGGTATTATGTAGACCTAGTGAGTCTTTCAACAATTTGTCAATGTCTTCTTTGAAGAACATTTCTTCATCTCTAGAGAAGAGCTCAACTGCTTGCACATTCAAAAGCTCATGAATATCACTCACCACAGTTTCATGTAAGTCAAAGGGGAGCTTCTTATAGCTTCGCTGATCTTTGACCATGTCTTTGTATTTCCTGCCGAATAATCCAATAGTTGCCAGATCCATCTCATCCGTTTCTGAAAGCTGGTACTCAACTCTCCTATATTCTTTCCTATTTTTCTTCGCCAACTTCTCTGCTTTAGCTCTCTCTTCTTTATCCATCAATATTAGATCAAACTCATTCGTCTCATTTATATCATCATTTTTTATCTTTAACACACAGCTAGAAATTAATCTTGTGTGTGGGTTGCTACTATCACAATTGAATATGTTGACCAGATCCATGATATTGTTGATTGTTGGCTGTGGCAAGTTATTGTATGTGTAAATAAATGGTAATTGAACTGGGGGTTTCATGTCAGTCCTAGTTGCTCCATAAGGATACTCTGTCCTATAGTTATCATAAAATTTCTGTAAAGATTCTTGGAATCTGATGCTAGATATGTCATTGAATGTCTCAACATTTTGTGTGCTCCCTGTATTCACTTCACTAATAATCTTTTCTTTAGACAATTTAAAACAATCTAGAACTAACTTAGTGTGATTCTCCATATCATCTTTGTCAATGGGCTTAGCAAAACCTTCATACATCTCTCTTGAGAATGGGGCAACGAATGTCATATTTTCCATTGAGATTGTTTTGAAAATTGATTCTATCCTGACTTGTCTCATGCTACTCTCAGCATCGGCACATCCTTCAATTTCCATCTCTACAAATTTGTTGAATATTTCAGTTGCAGTTCTCATCCTGAACATCAATTCTTCACATAGCTCTTTAGGTAAACCGATCACATTGGTTTGTAGAGCCTGAGGAGTGGCTGTGATGATCCCATAGAATATATCTTTTTGTAGGATTCGTGATCTCTGCTCAATCATACCTCTATATTTTAAGTCTTTACTCACTTGAGCTTTCTCTAGGGTTATTAATGCTGAGCTTCTTCTAGTTGCAAATTCATAGATGTAAAATTTGTCATCTTCTGTTCTCACTATCAGATCAGGAGTCTTATAATCATCTGGATCTCTTAAGCTAAGTCCTGCTGAACCGAAAGCCATGTCTGTTTCTGGAGCTATAAGATCAAAAGTGAAATCATGTATGAATGTTCTAGCTTTAGATCTATCTAATATGTAGCTGTTATTGTTATAAGTTGAAATAGTTGAACCAGAGTTTTCAAAAGACACATGGATCTTGCCCCTATTTTTTATCTCTATGTGCAAAGATAGGAAAATTGGGATGTCTTTCATAACAGCTGTGGGATAGACCTCAGGTTCAGGAAATTGAAAGCTCTTTGGCTCTGGAGTATATTGGACTAAATTGGGTGCATAATTGGGTATGCTAGGGAATACTTCCATGCCTATAATGTTTTTCACTATCTTCTTAGCATGTTTTTGTTTCTCTGTAGGTAAGTAATGAACATTGGCCTGTTCCCTCCTAGAACACATATAACACTTGGAATTTGAATCTATGACCAATAGGTTATGGGTATGGCTGAAACCTACTTTCTTAATTGCAACTCTAAGTGAAACATCTGAGCTTCTAGTAGAATCTAGAGCTGCATCCACCCGTATTACACTGGTTTTTGTAGAATTCAGACTCAATAACCTCAGTAAGAATACAAGCTCAAAAACATTCCTAGTAATGGTGAGAGTTAAAAGCTTCAATATGCTGATTGAATATTTCTGGATCCTTAGATCAATAGCCTTCCTATACAAGCTCCCTCTGAATCCAGTGACTTTTTCCATGAATGTAGGGAACGTGGTTGGAATGTATTCATCATTCCTCTTGAGAAGTAACAGGTCCTTTTGTCTCTTATCTGCCTTAGTGACATAGTTCCATTTCTTTAGGAATTTACAATGATCTTTTAATAATACTAAATGATATTCAACTAGTTCACTCTTGTTGTACCAGTATGCAGTGTTATCATCATGGTGTCCAAAATGGAAAATGACTTTGATGCCCAGGATTTCATTGAGTGGACCAATTGATTCATACGAGTTAGGTATCAATACGAAAAGCAAATCTAGGATATCTTCTGACAATTGATCTTCAAAAATCCAAGAGATTAAACCAGCATAACATTCTTTAAAGGTGTTATAGGGCTCACTCAAGTAATCATTGGAACAATCCAAGGATTTAGTTTTTGGGTTGATATACAAGTGTGTTTCTTCAAGAGTAAGCTTTTCTTCTTGATTGATATCCTCTTCAACCCAGACCAAAGTAGAAACTGGCATGAGATATTCACTTTCATTGTTTTTGAGTAAGAATAAGGACATTGATGATCTTACAGATAAATTTATATAGAAGTTGGTCCTTAGTAGAGTTGCTATGTTTATCCCATGAGCTACTATTCTCTTGAAATTGTCATTCTGGAAGCTTTGTTCCATGATAGTGGTTTTTATATCATTATAATAAGGACTCGGGATTGTTCTCAAAACAGTATCCAGGGTTTCACCTTTGAAGGGTAGAGCATCAGTGATCATACCAGCCCATTCTACTTCCAAAACTATATCAGACCATAGATTGGATTTCAAGATCCCAGTGCAATCTTCATAAATTGAGTAGTGGCCGTTTTTCAGATTAGGGGCATCATACCTAAGATCAACCACAGTTTTATAAGTCTCTGGTTCATACTTCATCAGTCCTTGTTCAGAAAAAACCTGAACAGTTGTTCTGAAGCAACAGCTGAATAGTATGATTAGAGTATCATCAAACCAAACATTCTTATCAAGATACGCATGGAGCATCTTTTTTAAATCTTCACCATTCACTGGGTTATCTCTGATAGTCTCCCTCAGATAGTCCATCATCTCAATAAAGAGGTGCTCTGGGGAAGAATCCTTTGATTTAGCTAAACTATGTAATAAGCACCATCCATCTCCAGGGACTTGTACCAACCTTCCATTTCTCTTTATGTTAGGAAGATTTGTTAACTTACAAGTTAACCCGAGAGTTGAAATGAGAATCGAATTCATTTTCTGTCTCTATGTGTCTTTCTTTAGCTTCTTGTATCTTTTATCTTTCTTCCTTTGTGTGGCGACTTTGTGT